GCGAAGCTTTTGCTTTGCTCTCCTAGCCATACGGGCTTGGGTAATCACGTTTTCATCTGCTGTAAGATCGCGAACTGCTGAGATGTTTTCAATTTCACCAGCGTTGACTGCATCGCGTAATTGAGAAAGAGTTTCTATTCTTGCTTTTACAAAGTCGTTTTTTACAGCTTCTGCGCCGGGGCCAGTGAGAAGTTCTTTTGTAGGTTCTCCGACTGGCTCATCGTATTCTTTCCAAGTTCCTTTAGAAGTTCTATAGCCGCCTTTGGGAATTTGCGCTGGAATTGTTTTGTAGACGCCGTCACGATAGAAGTCGTCTGCATCTGCTTTCGCCTGCGCAGCTATTTCAGCATCTGTTAGTGCGCTATAATCGACTCCTGCTCTGCGCACATACTCCAATTGAGCGACTGATCTCTTTTTTGCAGGTGTATCTGCTGGTGTTTCTGGTGTTTCTTTGACTCGTGGCTTAGTGCCGGGAATACCTGTTCTTGCCTTAAATTTTTCGTTGGTTTCATCGAACTGTTGGCGAGGTTTGAAAGGATCATTTACATCGAACGGAAGGTCAGAACCAATGGGGCGTGTGGGTAGGCCAGTGCGTGGGCCTGTTGGCATACGAATTTCACTGGGATCTTCTGGTGTTTCTACGTAGTTAGGGTCGTCTGGGTTGTCGAACCTACCAATGTAGTCCATCGTCTTTGAGATACCGCCGTCCGGGGTAATGCGCCATCTAGGGTCTCCAGCTTTTCTTTTGGCTTCTACAAATGCTTTATTGCGCGCAATGTTGCGCTCACGCTGCTCTGGCGTCGGATACATGCCATCAGGATCAGGGTCGAATCTATCAAAGTCCACATCATCGATAGGTGTAGGCATAAATCTATCAAAGTCCATATCATCGATAGGTGTAGGCCTGAAGTATCCTTTTTTCCCAGGAAAGTCTCTTTGTTCAGCGGCTCTGTCAAGTTGACCCTGCATTTCAAGAACTTTTGCGTAATCGTCTTGGTCAGCAAGCGCTCCTCTTTGAATGTCTGCCCATGAATTGCCGCGAGCTACTTCTTCGCCGATTGAGTTATCGGCAAGATTTGCACGATGGAGAGAAAGAGTGTCTCCATCTTTTTTGGCAAAGTACCCGTCCTCGGTGGTCCAAATCTCTGGTTCACCGGGTTTTGATGCCTGCTTTGCCCAGCCTGATGGTGCATCCCTACGCACGAGAGTAGACGAGTCAATTGCAAGGCGTTCTGATGCACGAACGTCTACTTCTGGGAGATCCTTGAGAGCTTCCTCTGAAAGAATTGCCTTTACAGAATCGCCTTTGCTTGATGGGAATGTGTAAATTCCACCTGGAAGCGGAGCGTTTGCTGCAGTATCGGCAATCTCGATTTCAATGCTGTCCTCGTTACCAACAGCACCAACTACTCTACCCGAGATTTTACGAGTACCTGTGCCTGGGAAGCGAACGTTGAACATAAATCCACCGCCCATTTCAGCAAAACGACCTTTACGGTCACGGCGTTGAAGTTTCGCGCGCGCTGAACGTGCTGCCTTCGAGTTACCACCGAGGCCAAAACCACCTGCCGCAGTAATTGACGCTAGTGTAAATGAATCAATAGCCGCTGTAATTGGCACAAGACCTGGGCCAAGAGCAGAAAGACGGGCAAAAGCATGGGTGCGCTCAATGGAACCTGGTTCTAACGAATGAGCCTTAAGTACAAGCCCACGAACTGAATCGTCAATGAGGTCGTCTGCTGCGATCCATTGCGCGCGCGCGTTGCGAAGAGCAGAGGCTGTCATCGAATGGTTCTTCGTAGACATTGGGTGCCCGACTGGCAGCAGGTCTGCATTATATAAAGACTGAGTTGTTACCTTATTTTTAGCCGAAAGAGAAATGAATGCGGATACAGCTTTAACTGCCGAAAACATACGTGCTTCAGGTTCACTATTGCGTGTTTTGCGCAAATCGCGGTTAGCAACGGTAAGCGCTGTAGCAACTGGTACCTTGCGTTCGGGTTGCAGATACAGGTTTGAGCGTTCAAGGAGAGCAAGTAATTCTGCCCGCAAAGCCTTGGTATGCTTGCCTGTAAACTGTTGTCTCGAATTCTTCTTTTTCACGGCGTAAGTACTAGCTTTCTACGTGGCAGGAAATCTGCATCATTCCTATTTTATAAGGTTCTTGGGGGTGCCTATTTCTTTTTAGACAGGTTTAGCAGATATTTTTTGATATTCAGCAATCATTTGCTGAAGTTCATCTTGCTTCTCTGAGCTAGGAGCCCCGAACTCTGTATTGTAGTAGCTAAATCTACTTGACAGCTTTTCCATAGTTACGTCGTCTTGGTGATCCACGTACCTTTGATATGACGTTGCCACCTGCGGAACTTCGCAATATACTGTAGTTCTTACGCCGTCACTCACAAACAGAATAGGTGAAGCATCGACAAGTTCATTGCCAGTCACTAACAAGTAATCTTTGATCATACGGCAAGCTCTCTAAAAGAGGAAATATTTTCGTCTGTCACTTCGAATGGCGCTCTTGCTGGCCTATTTTTCAACATCCAAGAGTAGTCATTTCGAGTGGCTTTTGCTGTAGTGACCTCGTACCACAAGATGTTTTGCGGGCTATACACTTGTATGACTCCGTCAACTGCGGATATTCTTTCAATTGGTTGCATAGTGCTATTATACTCCCTGTTCTTACTCGAAAGCATCATCGCCGAAGGACAAGGCATTTATTGCTAGGCTCAGCATCCTCAGTTTATTATATAGCGCTTTTGTTCTTGCGCTTGCTGGTTTCATAGTTCGTGACTTTATGTCTGGGACAATTCCTGTCAAAATTTTATCAACAACTTCTTGCATATTTTTGACTTTTTCTTCGTTGCCAAATAAATTAACCCCGCCCATGCTGTTAATTAGATATAGCAAGGTTCTTGCTTCTGCAAATGCTTCCATTGTGTCTGTGCGGGCGTACGTAGAAGCACCGTCAAGTGCACTAAAAGCGTCTTCTGATGATACGCCATATGTGCCAATATTTTCTATGTCAACGCCAATATCGTCTGTGATTGAGGCTTTAAGATCGTTTATTAAGCTTTCTGCGCTCATGCCAGTTATGTATTCAACGAACTGCGCGGCTTTTCCATTGGTATTAACTTGCTTGTCGATGGCTTTTAGATTATTTACTGTGGCCATATCAAATTCTCCAGTAGCCGCGCGCAGCACTTCATAGAACCCAACAGGTTTATCGTCACGGCTGCCGATAATACCGGCCAAGTCTCCTTCAAGACTGCCGTCGTCTACAGATCCAGTCACTATGTTTGCTATGAAGGCAGCTCCGCTTCTATTTATAAAGTCGATGTCCTTCTTAGACATATCATAGCGTTCTACATTCGGGGACCAGTCGAACATCGACGCTAATATTGAGCCAAACACGGTGTCGGCCATAGTGTCTTCATCATCAGGAGCGTCCTGAGGCATTAGCTGTTCTGCTAGCGGCGGAGCGTCTTTTCCAGTTTGTACGCCGAACTGCGAAAGCACTGCGTCGAAGTGAAGTCCGTGTGACGCTTCGTGCATTGCCGTTAGCGCGCTATTCTGCGCGCGCTCACTCTGAACTTCAACGTTGACACCTAAAACTTGGCCAGCATGTCTTTCTCGCGCGGCTTTTGACATTTTAAGTTTACCAACCATAGACGAAAGAAACGCTGGGTTATAGACTGTTACTATATTATTACCGTTCATTGTTGCGTATGCTTGCGCTCTTCTAGTTTCATTTTTATGGTATAAATCAACTGTAAGAACTCCACGCATATGCGGATATTCAGTCATAATGTCTTCAACAGTTGCAAGTACGTCATAGAACCCGCGCCGAACGTCTTTTTCTATTTCTTCTTTGCCTTCTTCTGTGTTCAGTCTTGCAATGAAAGAGTCGTACTCGTTGACTGCAGCTTCTATTTTGGTGGGGTCATCGCCGTTTGCTATTTTTTCCTTGAGTTTAGCAATTCTTGTACTTAAAGGTGAGTTATTGAGATATTTTAAGACAAAATCAACTATATTGTCATTACTATTTACAAAGTCATTTCCGTCTCGAAGAACTCCCATTGCGTCCATAAGATCTATGAGCTCGTCTAGCGAGTACTCGGGCGTTTCTACATCAGGCAAGTACTTACTAAGTAAATCTTTTACTTTGCTGTCGAGTAGACCAACGTACTCTTCGGGATCTATTGTTACAGGTATTACACTTTCTGTTCCTTCTATGCCACGAAGAAAACTTTTTTCCGGTATAGGCGTATCTACGACTTTAGGAGGTGACTTTACTTCTTTGGCTTTTGCTTCTATCTTGCGAAAAGAACCGTCAGGTGGCTTTATTTTACTTGCTACTTCTTTCCACCTTTTTTCTGCTTCTTTTTTCTCTTCAGGGCGACTACGCTGCCGGTGTGGGCTCAGCATTAGAGCAAGTTCTTCTGGAGTTTTTTGTAATAAACCATCGATACGCCATTCAACAGGACCGATGTATCGTTCAAGCACAACATCGTATCTATCTTTTCTTTTATACAGTTCTTCATTTGGAAAAAGTGAATCAAGAAGATCTAAAGATTGCTTAACCTTTTTTACCAAAAACGCGGGATCAATCTTTCTTAATTCTTCTTGTAGATCTCCAATAATGTCTACAAATTCTTCCCAGCGGGCTTCGTCTGTAGCAAGATCGTAGTCAAGCAGAATAAGTTCATCGCGGTACAGCGGCTCAAAAAACTGTTGATCAGAGTCTGCGTCCATAAATGCAAGCGAATGATCGATTGGGATAACGTCATAGTTGCCGTCTTCTCTCTTTTTTAGCATGTAGTTTCTGCCGTGTCTATCCACATTGCCAATAACAGTGTCAAACAGTCGCATTCGCGCATACGAGCGCAAGTCGGCTAGTACTGCGCCAGTATTTTGGTTCCAGGTGTTCGGGTCAGTTCCGTGGCCTAATGTTTCTTCGTTTGATGCTCTACGGCCTCCCCATCTGTTCTGCGCAAGTTCAGTAATAAGTGCTATGCCTTTTGCTGTTTTTGACTTTTGTAGTCCCCAGCTATGTTTTCTGCTTGACTTTGTGAGTCGCATTGGCATCGGCTCATAGCCAAACTCTTCTGCTAGCGTTTCTGCGAAGACTTCGTTTAAAGCTTCTCTATACAATGATGGATTGTCAAGTTTGTCAGCGTCTGTGTAAGAAGCTCCATTTCCATGCTTATACTTTACGCCAAAAAACGCTCCAGTATTATTATCAACAAGTAGCTCCATGTCATTAATGCCTCCGCCACCGCCAAGAAGCGAAAATCTAAAACCGTCTTCCTTTGCACCTTTGTTTGCTTCAATTGCGTCAATGACAAATTCATCAGGTACTTGATTAAGCGCTCCTCCCCAGAAAACAAATTTTGCAGCAGCGTCTTCTGTATCAAGCACCATTGTTGATCCGTCAGTTTTACTTGGGTCTAAGACTTCTACACCTGGGCTCACTCGGCGCTGCTCTAGTCCGCCTTTGTCATCTGCAAAACCTACTCCTGCGTCTATCGGGTCTGGCACTGATATTTTTGCAGATCTGTCTTGCCCTCTACGGAAAGGGCTTTTAGGTTTCTTTGTTGAAGTCTTAGCCTTTGTCTTTTTTTCTGACTTTGGCTTCTTTGCTAGTTTTATATCTGCAACGTCAACATAGACATCGTCGGCAATTTTTTTGACTTTTTTCTTGTCTATTTTTTCTAATGCACTTTTAGGAACAATAGCTTTGACTGCTTCACCTTTAGCTGACGGAACGGAATAGATCCCGTTTGTGAGAGTGTCGTTGTCTTTGACATCGATATCAATATCTTCTGTGCCAGACTCTCCAACAATTGTCCCGCTAACACGGCGCATTTCTCCATTGCCAAGACGAAGGTTAAATGAAAATCCTCCGCCCATTTCTGCAAATTTCCCGTAGCGATCGCGACGTTGAAGCTTTGCTTTGATTGAGCGCCAAGCGTCATCGCCTGTGAATGCTGCAATTAGCGCTTGGGCTTTTTCAAAAGACATGGCAATACTTAGCTACAGCTTCCGCTTGTCTAGTCGTTCCTGGATTTTATCCATTCGTTCCAAGAAGTCTGCGTCCCCTGGCACAAAAATTGGCTTGCCTGTTTCGTCTTTGCCGCCTTTTGGCAGCCCAACATTTTTGCCGCCAGCAAAACCAGGCGGAAGACCAGACGGTGGACTGAGCTTAGTCATTGCCCATGCTGGATTGTCTTTTGCTTCTGGTGGGAAGTTCTTCGTTGGGCCGATGTACTCCCAGTAACCGTCACTTCCGCCGTAGGAAGTTGACTTCCATTTCCAGTTTTTTGGATTTTTTGTATCTTCCTTAAGACGTTCTGCTTTTTCTGCACGGCGCTTGGCTAGTTCTTTATCGATTTGATCGAGTAACTCAGGTTCAACTTGTTCTTTGCCACTGTCATATCTACGACGAGTCTTTTCGAGCTCGGCGTCAGTCCAGGACTTAACCTTTGAGACAGGGAGTCCGTCGTCTTTAGCCGCCTTTGGATTTTTATCGCGAAGAGGTGTAACCCACGATTGCGACTCTATGCCTTCATCCTTTAGCATATCTTTGAACCTGTCAGCGATAGTTTTCATTTCTTCGGCAACCGTTTCTGGAGATGGGCGTGTCAAGTCGTCAGGGTTAATTGTTTCACGGTTAAATGGATTTTTTACACCGTACCAGTCGTCTTTAGCCGCCTTGATATCTTTGTCTGAAACCATAGGTATATCTGCAGGGAAGGTAGACTTAGCCTTACCCTTGTCTACACCTGACTGCTTAAGTGCGTCGTTACTAATTATCGCCTTTACGGCTTCGCCTTTTGCCGATGGCAGTGAGTATATACCGTCAGGCAGCGCGTCACTGCCCTTGACTTCTACGTCAACGTCGTCGGTGCCTGACTGGCCAACGACCCTGCCTGTCACACGGCTAGGTGATTTCCCTTTACCTTTAAACACGAACGAAAAACCACCGCCCATCTCCGCAAACCTGCCGTAGCGGTCACGGCGTTGTAGCTTAGCTTTGGCTGAGCGCCAACCTTTTCCTCCAGGAAACGCCGCGGTAATGGTTTCTGCGACTGCAAGGTCGCTATATTCTTTTGGCAGAAGATCTGCGTCTCTGCTGGAGTATAAGTTAATCGCTAGTTCTTGTGCTCGTTCAAACGGGACTTCGTGCGAGTCAACTGCGCGCATCCAAGCCGCACGGAATGCTGGGATTACTTCGTAGCCAAGACCAGAGTATTCGGCAAACGCAACAATTGCGTGCTCTGGAGACTGGTACTCATTCTCTTCTTTCAGCGCGATGATTAGTTCAGTACTAGCAATAGCAGATGCGGTAACTGCAGTTGTTGCATTTGTAGATTTTGGGTGAGCCTTTGGAAGAAGGTCGTTATCCTGTTTGTAGTTTGAGTTTGCTGGGCGCCCAGACTTAACTAGTCGAAGATACGCGTTGACACGAGCCATTGCCCATTGATCACGAGTTTTGCCTGGTCTATGCGAACTAGAGAACGCGCCAGCTCCACGGCGGTAGACAGCTTTTAGCATTGCTAAAGTTACCTTGCGCCCTGGCGGAGCTTTCTCGTTATGTTCTTTTACTTTGTTTGAAAGAGCCTTCTCTGTCTTTGCTGAGAAAGTAATTTTTTTACCGCCAGCAGCAGATCCTGGTTTGTTTTTCTTTGAGCCGTAGATACGATCCTTCTTTGGCGCACGCTTAGATCCGGCCGCTGTAACTACACCGTCTGGGATAAGAGCAAATCTGCAGTAGCCACCAGGCTCTACTTCTGCAGCGATAATTTTGCAAGAAGTTCCGCCTTCATAGAGAATGCAATTAGCGCACTTAACTCCGATGTCAGCAAGTTCATTTTCGTCTGCTGACTCGTAGCCTGCCCACACACCGGTGTCGTCGCTATTAAACTTACCGTATCTTTGCGTGATACTGACGAGCGCGTCTGCGAGCGCTTGTTCTTCTTCAATTACAGCAGAAGCTACTAAAGCGTCAACGCTTCTTCTGGCTATTCTTTCTTGCATATTCATTTGAACTAATTTCTCTATAAACGTTGTTAGTTACATAAAACTTATGTCTGGCGACACAAGATGAGCTTTAAGTTGCCATGCCCATTTCTGATGCATGTCAATGCGACTAGCAATAAAGTCAGCAATTCCTTGCTGATTCGCGGCGCTAGCAGCAGCAAAACAGTCATTCAGTGATGCTAACACTACTTCATTAGCAGCGTGAAGATCTGCGCACATTAGCAATGGGTCGCACCCGCAATTAGCATCTTCAATGCTAGACAAAGACATGAACTCAGAAAGACGGAACGGAGCCATAGCGCCAAGTTTACGCATGTTCTCTGCTAATGGGTCAAGCGAAGAGTCAATATCTTCGTATATCATAGCAAAAAACTTATGAAACTGAGAAAAGTGAGTACCCATAACATTCCAGTGATGCCCTTGAGCTTTGAAACTCATAACAACTGCGTTGCCTAGTGTGTCAGCGAGACACTCGGCGACTGCCTGATCTCCTGTGCCGTAGCCAATTGGATTGATGTCTTGATTGTGCATTTTTGTATCCTTAAATTATGTAGGTTCTGCTAGTTGCGGTGGTGTTAGTTCTTCAGCAGGTGGTGCTGCTGGAGGTTCTGCTAGTTGCGGTGGCGCTGCGTCTCCTGGGCCTATTGGCGCTGGCGGTGCGCCTGCTGGCGGAGCTCCTTGAAGAAGCTGAGATAATTCACTAGGAATTGGAGCAACGCTATTTTCTTGCTGTGACTGACGAGTAGACGCCATAAGATCAGGAGCAATTGCGCCAATGACTGCTTCTGTAAGCTCTGGAGTAATTGCACCCTTTTCCATAATCATACGAAGTGCAACTTCTTCAGGGCTAGGCGCGTCTGCTTCACTAAATCCGTGAGTACGGCGCCATGTATCGAAGCTAACTGCCATTTTGTTAAAGCCAGACTCTGCATCTGATGCACGGTCATTTCTAGTAGCAACATGCGACGGGTCATACCAAACAACAAGACGCTCAACGTCGGCCTGCGCAAATCCATTAGCTACGAGGTACGGACGTAAGTAAACAACAGTAAGTGCGTCTGCAATAAGAAGCATCAAAGGCTCAATATGAGACTTATATAACGATTCGTCAATCTGCATTGCGTTTGAATATTTAACATTCGCAAGACCAGTTATGACGTCCTTTGGTACATCAAGACCTTGAAGGATTCGCTCTAGCACACGGTCAGAGCGTTCTGCCAACGCTGGGTCAAATGAACGCTCGAACTTGAACTGCTTAATTTTGTCGCCAAGTTCTGCAGGTCCACGAATAATAAGCGGAACAACTGCACTAGCAGAATCTTCATCGCGAATTGGTGTAGTCATCGCATCAATAAGCTGATCCTCAAACTCGTCTGCTGCTTCTTCAGGAGTGAACCCTGGATCGAGATCTGTTTCATCGTCATACGGATAGTTTGGATCAGCAGAAGCTGCAACACTGAGACCGTCAGGAAGATAGAGCGCACCAGCGTTCAAACGGGAACGCGCCGTCGCACGGAATGTGCGGTTTAACAGCAAAAGTTCAGCGCAGAGATCTAACAAACCACGAAGCGACGAATCTGCTTCATCTGAGAATCTCGGATGCGCACGCCAGATACGACCAACGAAAGCGCTTTGAGGTAGCGGAATAATTCCTTTGCTTGTTTTACTGCTACTCGATGTACCAGCATTGTGACCAGGCAAATAGTCACGGCGTGGGATAATTCCATAATTGTTCTTTGAGTCAATTTGAACTTCGTCTACAGAGCGAATATCCCATGACTCTGGAATTCCAGAACCAGCACGAGCTGGCATCTGTACTAGATAGCATTCACCTGTTACTGAGAGGTTTAAAGCTGCGTCTCGAAGCAGACCAGCCTGACCGCCATAAGCTGAATCAAGACGTGTTAGAGCCCTTTCTGCGGCCGCTCCAAGGCGTTGATCAATGTTGTCTGCCGCTCGCACAGGCATCGGTGTTTCGGCAGGGTTATCAATCACTGCTGCGTATAATCTAATGCGCGAAACAATGCTAGCAACAAGATTAAACGCATACTTGACTTCGCCAATAGCGTCATAGTATTCCCAAGCTTCGCCTTGCCATGCTGAAGACGAAGACTGCCGGCGATTCTTAAAGTATTCTGCTTCGCCCTTGTCGTTCATACGAACTTGGGCTGCCGCCGCTGTCAAAGCACGAGGAGCTGAGTACGGTGCTGGTTCCGCGAATGTGTAACCAGCAGGCGCGCCTTGCTGGGTGATACGAGACGGCGGTGTTGCCGTACGTCGTGTCGGTGGTACTTGTTCTCGGCGAAATACGCCCACTACATTCTCCTAGTGTCTTTGATAACGGAATTAAACAACTTGCAGATGTCTTTCATGCAATTACTGTTCAATGCGGCTAATGAGGCCAGCAACACTTGAAAGAGAAAGAATACTACAAACAAATATCACTGGTTCGGTGCTTATTTTATACATACTGAAGACCAGTGATGCTACCCAAATGCTCGAGCACCAGTTACAAGTTACCAAATAGCCAATGCCGCCTTTATGCGGTGGATACTTACTCCAGATCTTCTCGCGAATACGCTCAGTAACCATGTCCGTCGTGACAAGCCGTGTCAGACGGTGAACTGCGAGCGCAAGTATTATAAAGTCAATCATTATCATTCAACAGGGTCTTTCGATGAGTAAACAGTGCGGTAAGGATTCCAAGATCTAAGTCTTCCGCCACAACCGCAACTGGCTTCGTCCTTTGTGAAAACAATGGATTTGCCAGATACTGTGCGAATACGGGAGATTTTTCGCTTGTCCTTATCTAGAACTATATCTTCTGGATTGTACTTTTCCTGAAAGATTAACATCGGGCCACTCGATGAGTCAGCGGCAATTAGCACAGTATGCTCTGTAATGACAACACGGACATCGTTTACTCGTCTCGAGTCTTTGATCTCAGTCGTGAGGGTCATCGTTGAGAACTCGTATGTGTCAGATTCTCTCTTTTGCGGAGTAACCAGTGCTTTGGCTGGATAAACGTCATAGACAACTTTCATAGCTATCTTCCTAATCTCCGAGCCATTGCGCGGTATGTGACTCCTGCTGCAAGCGAAAGCTCACGAACAGAAGTACCTTTGTAGTACAGATTCTTACACAAGTCTGTAAGTTCATTGTTTGCGCGTGCGTATGTGCCGTTCGGACTGGTTCTGGCCCGGTATCGGCGAGCTAGTGGCGCAAGCGTTGCGATTTTATTTTTCTGCGTAGATGAGATTCTTGGGCTAGCAGGATTGTAAACTCGGCGAGGTGTCTTTGTCTTCACTGTCTCGGAGGAGCTGGAGACCGAACTTTCACGCGCGATTATTAATGAAGAAGAAGAAGAAGAGGGAGACGGAGGTAAGGGAGGCTGTGTGTCTGGGGCGGGCACATTTGACAATACCCACGCGCGAACAGATGAACGCTGCCGCGGCGGATCAAATGCTTCTGCAATTGCCGCAAGCGACCAGCCCGACTGATGCAGGGCGCGGGCGCGAGCCTTCAGGGGTGCTCCGCTCAACGTGCCTAGGTACACACACTCACCTGCAGGAAGACGATCTTTCATAACCTTATTGTATCACTACTCGGTTTGTTCATTGACCATAACGACGCGCGAAAAAATGAGCTTCGTCTCGGGCGCGTAGCGCCTACGAGGACGATCTCTGCGCTTTGTACAAAGAGGGCGAATAAGACATTAAGGTCTAAGATCTTGAGTGCTTTGTACAAACCGGAGAAGTTGTATCTTAAGGTAAAGTGACTTTGGCGATTGAGATGGAGGCGCTAGTTTGTAGGCTTTTGCGAAAACGTCTCCAACATTTTTTTGTTTGTTTGGTGTATAACGATGAGAGTGCTTGTATGAGACGATAAATACGTAGATACGTAGTAACATACGAGTTTGTAATAATGAGCGTGCATGTGTACGTCAATGAGCGCGTGTAGACGCGTAAGTACAAGCGTGTAGATGCAAGCGCGTATACATATTAAAGTGTACGTGCGTGAGCGAGTGCGTGCAGACGTGCGTAATGCGTCGCGCGCGTACGTGAGTTAATAAGTGCGTGTATGTGCGCGCAGGCGTGTAGGCGCGTGCAAACGCAAGTGTAAGCGTATAAGCGTGTAAGTGTTAGAGAAGAACACACGTGAGAAGCACACGCGCGTTTACGTAGGTGTATAGACGCGTAGACGTGTGCATAGTGTACGTGGTGTAAGTATGTGCAAGCGTAGGCGTACGCGTAGGCGTAGGTGTAGGCGTACGCGTAGGTGTAGGCGTAGGCGTAGGCGTAGGCGTAGGCGCATAAACAAACGTAGAATAAAAACAACCAAGCAAATGTCAGCGTTAGAAAGCGGCGCGATAGACGTTAACCGCACTACCATTTAGATTTATTAGCCGCATACCGCATCAGGTATAGTGCTACACGCGTAACGTATCGTATAGACGTTAGCCGCATTGGTACATACGAAAACCCACCAGGCTACATAGCTCTGATGGGTTTACCGCATATGTTGAATTGTAATGGCTACCGCATTGGGTAGTGGCGCTACGTTACCGCACACAATTAGTCTGTTAGGTTAACCGTAACATTGTGGTCGCCGTCAAAGATAGCCGCAAATGTTCCTGCGTCAATGATACCCGTATCTGCGATGCCGAGATCTTTCTGCGCCTGTGCTACCGCTTCCTTTGTTAGTTCACCGTACCAGCCATCTTTATCTGAGTCGGCTACCGTATAGCCAAGCTCTGTAAGGCGACGTTGTAAGTGATGTACCGTAAGCGATTTACGGGCGTACATATTTTTGTAAATACACTTGCTCAAATAAACGATGTCCGTGTCGCCAGTGCCAATTACCGCATTCGGCGTTGCTGGCACGACACCACGTTTTTTTGTTTGGTTGGTTGCTGCAGCAGGCGCCTTTACAGACTCTTGCGCCTCAGTCGTTGTATTTACCTCTACCGCAGCCTGTTCACTGCCCGCAGACGTTGTTTCAACCGCTGACGTATCTTCTTTTTTGGGAGTATCGATGTTTTCCATAACCGTGATTATACACGCCGTTGCAGCGTACGTGTGCCGAAAAATTATTCTATTATCTAGGCTTGAACACTCTAGCGCCACCGCCGCTTGCGTTACCGTTACGAAACGCTGGCAGACGACGCGACGCGTGCGATTTGGCAGTAATCTTACCGCCTACGAAACCTGGCGGCGGTTTGATTAGTAACGCTGTTAACGCATGAACGAGCGCATCAACGCGGTCAGGTGATTTACCTTCGCCGGGAATCCATGCACACATTTGAGACTCGAGGTCCGCAAGATAACCAACATGATGCACACGGTTTTGTTCGTACGCCAACGTAATTGGTTCTGCGCGAAGTGCCTTACCGTATTTCGAGTGTACCTCTAATACCTTGACGTTAGGGTCAATAGCGTTAATCGCGTTGCGTACTAACGCACCGCCCTGGTTAATTTCAGCAACTACCGGGCATGACCACTTACGCGCCATTTCAACTACCTTGTTTGCCCATGTTTCTGGTGAGCCGTGTATCGTGGCATCTTCTAATATCCAGGCATGACGCTTGTATAAATCTCGGTCGCCTGTAGAGGCGCATACAACAATACCGCATGCATCGCGTGGGTTTTCAGCTACTGACGGGTCAACGCCAATTACGCGTAACGGTGTGCCAATTGGGTACGCCGCTTCTCTTGACCGCTCTATCAGTTCAATAACCCATAGTGCGCCCTCAACGTCGTTAAGCATTTCACCGAATAACTCTTGCGCCGCAAGACGCGTGCCTTCGTAAACGCCTACGATTGTATTTAGGTACGTAGAAGATAGGTTACCCGCGTTATCCAGTGTTGAACCTCGCGATATCTTTACACGTCCTGGGTACGCTTCCGCTTCCTTCAAGAGAGAATATAACAACGGCACGCGTTTAGGCGTAGTGGTAATCATAATCTGAGGATTAGAACCAAGACGAGTACCAACACGAAGGTTGTCAAACGCAGTCATTCCTGCCGCATCTGGAGTCTGTCTCCACGCCGCTACCTCGTCGCCCCACGCGTGTGTAAACTGAGGGCCACGAAGTGAGTCTGGTTCGTCAGCAGTAAAACACGTTGCCGTATTCCCATTCGGCCATGTTAGTCGCCGCTTTGACGGTTCGTACAGTGGTTTTTCGCTTGGCGGCGAGACATTGATGATACCGCTTTCACCTTCAACGATGACGTCGCGTACGTCGGCCGCAGTACGTGCGACAAGCGCGAAACGTCGTTGGCCAGTTGTAGTATACTTAGCCTGTTCGCGCACCCATTCGGCAGCAGTTCTAGTTTTGCCAGCACCTCTACCCGCTAAGAACATCCATATTGCCCATTCGCCTTCAGGCGTTTGTTGCTCTGGTCTACCCCAAGCTTTCCAGTCCCAAAGAAGTGCGTCCATGTCAACACCTTGTAGCGCCGCATTGCGTTCCTCTTCGGATAGCACCGCAAGTTGTTCCATTAGACTTTTACCCATGCAGTAATTATAACACTGCCGTGTAGTTACTGCTACACGTTACGCAAGAATGTACGCTACCGCTATGAAAAACATCATAACGATTGCTATCTTTTGTGGTTCAGTGGCGTTTTCCCAGTATTTACGCATGCTATCGGTCAAACTTCTTACGGCACTCGGGACCAAGCATAAGCGTACGAGATGTCGCGTCAGTTAGCTCTGCTCCACACGAACCGCAGCATGAATAGTGTTCACCAAATATGCGAGCGTATTTGTACGGGTCTTCCGCTACGATGTCTGTCAAGTACTTAACCTGGTCGACAGGCAGTTTTAGTCGTGAAAATCCACCAGGAGATCCAAGTAACTGCCGCATGTACCGATTGCCCATGAATTCTTTTAGTTCTAAGAAAATTAGATCGCCTTTGAACAAGTCTTCAAAGTCTGACCCCATAAGCATTTCTGTAGGCACCGCGTATTTTGACTTAGGCACACTGCCTAGCAGCGCTTGCATAGGCGAAGGAGTAGCGTCTTTTCTTTTCGGCGCGCTAATTAGCTTTTCAATAGCCGCACTGGCTATACGCTTGTCGAGCTGCTCTTCGTAGATCAAAGAAAATATCTCGTCTCGATACTCAGTGTCGCATTCTTTAGTAGCAAGAAGATCGCTAAGAAACGATATCTGTTTTTCACTTGCTGGGTTCGCATTGCTTGTCGTGTCCGTATTCATTATTCTGTCTCTTTCTATTTTTCTTTTTTGTGTTTTTCCCAGTCACCGTTCTCGTTGACCAGATACGTCTTCCACTTACCGTTTTCCTTTTTCCAGGTCCACGCGTGATTACAGCACGGCGGAATCTCTGTACCGTCGTCTGTATTCAAAGAATCAAATCCATTTGAGTGACCGCCAGGGCCAATCAACTTTGCGAGCCCAGGCAGCGCTTCCAGCATCCGTACGCAGCAGTCGTGACAGAGATGCACCATGTAATCGTCGTGCTCCGCATCCGTGTCTGGGACGCAGTCGGTGAATCCGCCGTAATGACCAAGGTCGAGGTAGTTGAATGACCAGCCGTCATCGATGAAACCGCCAAAGTCTGGGCTTGTGGCCTTGTTAACGCCGCAGTTTGTGCATTGTCTTGCGCCATTCATATAAACTATTATAAAGTCTTTAGAAAGTCAGCTTATGACAATTTCCAAATCTCCTCAAGAGCCTCTATTGTAGGGTCAACGTCCATGTCTTCTTTATTGACGGCCCCTATGCTTATTGCATGCTGGACCATAGCATCTATTACCGCAACGGCAGCTTCTCGCTTGCGCTTCCACTGATCCGCTTCTTCTTGCGAAATACCGCGTGTCTGTCTATCAAGCATGATGTACTCGCCAATTTCGCAGAAACGCGTAATGTCACCGAACTCCATTCCAGTGATACTGAACATCATTTCCATAATTGACTCTC